GGTACTAATTGTAGTACCGCCTAAATCAATTGTTGTACCTGATAGATAAAGATCACGGAATCTATTACTTGTGGAGCCCAAGTCATAAGCAATGTTTGTGTCTGGTACAATGTGACCTTTTACTGTGCCGTCTAAGTTAATACTACTATTAATAGCATCTACAAGTAGTGTGCTATCTTGACCGTATACGCTTTCTTGGTCTGCGTTTCCTGGAACAAATTTAGTACCGTCCCATTGCAATACTTGACCAATAGTTACTCCTGATGTGTCTACATCTGATAGTGTATTAATACTGCCTAATGCTGAATCAATTGCATTGCCGCCTAGTGTTGTACCGTCGCCTACAAATACTTTCTTTGTATCAGTAGTATAGACAAGTTCTCCCTCTAAGAATGCAACCGCTAATCTTTCGGCATCAGTACCGCGTCTTAATCTTAAACTCATTTAAGGCTCCTGAAAATTCTTTACTACTGTATTTATCACTTGTAGCATTTAACTATAGTTTACTATTTTCGCTTTTTTAGGAAATGTTTTGTACGCTTTTCAATGTCGGTCCGCACCTTTTTAACATTGATTCTAAAGTCTACATTTACAATTTCGTCAGCATATTCTTCTAATAGTGCTTCTAGTCCTAGATCTAAATCAGGATTTGCTTTAGATTGTTCGCCTATCTCAATTACCCACTCTTTGCCGTTTTCAAAATGTAAGGTAATAGAATGGAGGTATTCAAAGGGCACAGTGTGAATTTCTATGTCTTTGAATACCTCTGGCCATGCTGAGATAACGTCTTGAGATAATTTACTGGACACTTTCTTTAGCTTTGCTTGTCTTTTTCTTTGTAGGAACTAGCTCTTCTGCTTGTTCGCGAAGTCTTTTTGCTTCTTTAAAAAGGCTATCTGCTTGTGAGCGATATTGCGCCGCCAGTTGATCGTCAGTAATTACACCGTCTGTAGGTGCTGTAGCCATTTGCTCTACAGTAACAGGTTCTGCCGGAGTAGTTGCTTGAGGAGTGGAACCTGTAGGATCAGCAGGTGCTAGATCTGCTACAGTTACACCTTGCTGTTGGGCAATCATTTCGTTCAACTCTTTTAAATTGACAGAACTTTGATTGTTAGGTGTAAGTTCTACAATCTCTGTAGGTACCTTTACAAGTTTTCCAGTAGTATGGAATCCTGAAAGCATATTCCTTCCGTCTTGTAATTGTGTACGTGCCATTGCAATAGCAAGATGATCTTCAGACTGTCCAGCATTGCTTTCAACTAATTTGATTAGATCGTCATGATCTGCAGAATCTAATGATTCAGTATGCACTACAAGGCAGTTGTCTGGATCGCCAGGCAATACCCTGTATGCAACAATTAAACGTCTATTGTTGGTAGTAAGTCTGCCAACATGTTTTAGGTTAGCCATATTATGCTCCTTCTTGATTACCTTGTGCTTGTGCGGCAACAGTATTCAAGAATGTTTCTAACTTGGTATAGATTGTACCTACACTCATCATTTCGTTTGCTTTGAATGCGCCGCGCTGTGTTGCAACATCGATGATAGTTTTTAATCCAGCAAGGTCTTGGATAGTTAACTCTACACCGCCTTCTGATTGTGCTTGTGTTTCAGCAGTAGGTGTGTCAATAGTTGCTTCTGTAGTTTCATTGTCACTCATTTACGTATCTCCTATAAAAATATATATGACGTTTTATTTATTTGTACCTTAGATGTGGACATGCCAAAGTGAAATAACTTAGTTCTTTCCCTTCTTCAAAGCCTACCTTAAGTACATATTGTCCTTGTTTATTCAAAGACCTTCCAATAAAGAATCTACCCTTAAGATTATCTTCAATCCAATTTCTAAGAGCAGACTCTAAATTATATTTCATTTCAATTTCTGTATAATCAAAGTGCGGTGGTGCAACAGGAAGTTTACGCACTCCAAAAAAATCTAGCGGATTAGGGTGTTTAAGCCGATTCCTCATAGTGCGCCGTTACTCCAAATGGTGCTTGTAAGCCTTTATCTCTGTTGCTGTGAATTACAAAAATTGTATCACAGTAGTCCGGGTCGCCCCAGCTGTCCCATGCATAGCCGTCTGTAAACATGATGAACTTTTTAGGAACAATATCATGTTCTTTCATATATTCCCAATTGGCCATAAAATCGGTGCCGCCACCGCCTGCAATATTATAGTCTAAAATGTCTCTACCATCATCTGCACTAAACTGATCTTCGTTGTATACTCTTGTATCAAAGCACCATAACTTAATGTTATAGTCTTTGTATTCATCCATAATACCTTTTACTTCACTTAAAAAGTCTCGTGCAGTAGTATCGTAGATTGAACCACTCATATCTAGTGCAATACACAAGTCAATTGTTTCGTCAAAATTCATACCTGGCAGTACTGCTCCTGTATGCCAGCCTTTGCGTGAAGGACGCATAAATGTATAATCATTACGCACAGTAGATTGAATTTGCTGACGTAGTAGTTGACGCCAGTTCATTTTAGGTTCTGTAAGTTCTTTGATTAAACGTTCAACACCTGCAGGAACGTTACCTGCTCCTGCACTTTGTGCTGAAGAAATCATATTTTCTTTAATTTCGTCTTTGATCTTACGAAGTTCGTCTTTGCTGTATTTAGGCTTGCCCTTACTGACTTTATTGCCGTTGCTGTCTTTAGTCTCTTCTCCGTCTTGTCCTTGACCTTGACCATCTTCGCCCTCCATGTCTAAATGTTCGTCTAGCAGTTCACCAAGTTGCTCAAGGAATTCTTCGCCTTTTTGTTTTGCGTCTTCTAAAAGCTCTTCGTAGATTTCTTCTGAAGTGTATTGTTCATATTTGAAATCTTGGAAGCAGTCTACAAGTTTAGGCTTTTCGCCTATACCATCACGTACAAGTGTATTGTTTACTTTGTAGTCTGCCGCAATATTGTAGATCATAGGATTCCGATCACCTCTGCGCTCTAGGTGATCAAATACGCAGTGTAAGATTTCATGTGCAATAACAAACTCAATTTCTTTTTTGTCTAGTGCATGAAAAAATTGAGTGTTGTAATAAAGATTGCGTCCGTCAACTGCCGCAGTAGGCAACCAGTCATCTGCCGCTACGATGCGCAAACGTGTAGCCATATTGCCAAAAAAGGGATGACGTAGTAGTAAGCCTACGCGAGAAACAATAATATTGTCTAGTACTTCGACACGCATTTCTTCAAGTTGTTCTTGAGTAATATCTGGATCTGGTGTCCAGTGTTTAGTACCTTCTACGCTCATATGGTGTATCCTTTTTTGTATTTACTTGTATATTATTACACAATAACTTACAAATGTCAAGAAAAATAAAAGGGGTTTCCCCCTTTTATTATGAGTTAGCGGCTTGAATATATTTGCCAAACCGCTCATGGAATTCATCAAAACATTCAACTTCGTCAGGATCGATCGGAAGTTGATACTGTGTAATAGCTACCTTAATACCCATTACAACAAGCTCAGTTTCAAAGTTATCCATTGCAAAACGCAGGAAGTTATTCACCATGTCGTCAAACTTTTTAGAGCCGCTATCGGCCGCTTGTTTGAGTTCATAGCAGAGTGAAACAGTTAAGGAATACATAGCACTGATTTCTTGTGTCTTCATCTCTTTAACTTTTCCTGCAAGGATATCAGTTGGATTAGGTAATTGTGAAGCAACCTTACGGTGTGCCATAAATTTGACAGCCAAACCTTCGCCAACTGCACCACTAACTAGATCAGTAGTGGTTGCTTCGTCGTCATCGTCTTCGAGCAATTCTGACACAAACGACCAAGAACGAGGCGTTGCAAAAGAACGGCTTGGAGACTTAGGATCGAAATCGTACAAGTCTTTTTTAGCTAATTGTAAGTAACCAATTACATCAGCATGTTGCTCATTTGCTACTGCCCACTCAAACCAGTCGTTAAAATCAACTGACATTTCCAAGTGAACAAAGCGGTTAGCCAACGGAGCAGGCATACGATATGTAACACCTTTGTCTGCTTCACGGTTACCTGCCGCAACAATTAGCACATTGTCTGGCAGTGTGTATTGTCCTACTTTGCGATTTAGAATCAACTGATAGGCAGCCGCTTGTACAGCAGGCGCCGCAGAGTTCATTTCGTCTAAGAACAATATAATCTTTTTATATTTGCTTGCAGTTTCTGCATCTGGAAGTTCAGCTGGCGCCGCCCAAACCATTTTGTTATCATTTGCAGAATAGTATGGGATACCTTTAATATCAGTAGGTTCCCAAAGTGATAGTCGAATATCAATTACAAGTGCGTCTAAAAAATCACCTACTTGATGAATGATATCTGATTTACCAATACCCGGAGGTCCCCAAAGAAAGATAGGACGTTGCTTTTTAAAAGCACGTAGAATGCTTTTTTTAGCTTGATTGGGCGTAGTAGTGCGTAGTGCTACAGTTTCCATAATGTATTCCTTATACCTCAGTGCCTTATTGTTTATATATAATAGCACCTAAAATACAAAAGGTCAATCTTTTTCTGCGTCTTTTTGTTGTCTTTTCATTGCTTTGGTAATGCCGTACTTCTTTGCATCACCTGAAAAAAGATGTAGTTCGAGGGCTTTCTTTTCGTCCGTTACGGTGATTCCATACGGCGACAAGTAGTAGGGACAGTCGATGAATTGATCTAGCCAAATAATAGTTTGTGTAGTAAGTGTAAAATCTCTAGGAAAAGGAACATCAAATGTAGTAAGTTGTAAATTTTCTTTGATAAACTCTAATCCTTTATCGGTAAGTCTTAAACCGCCTTCTTCCTTTATTCTAGTGTTTTGCCACCATACAGGAGTGTGTTCTTTTACAGTAGCTTCTGTTACTGCAATACCAGCTGATTTTAGGAAGATTTTGGTGTAAGTGTCTTTCCAGTTCATTCTGTAATTTCTTCACCGTCTGATAAAACTACTACTGTAAAGTCACTACAGTTAAACATATCGTTTAATTTTTTAGCTAGATTATGTGCGTGTCCTGGATTACTAAAACTTGTCTTTTTATACTTAGGACCTGGATAGTTAGTAAGCATATTAGAACTACGGAGATTGAACGGCTTACCTTGATAAAATACAGCCCAAATTGCTTCGGCGTCTAATATTTGTTCGCTTCTGTAGGTTTTTTTATTAACAAATTCTAGTAATACAGTAGGCTTTGGTCTACTCATATGCGTATTTCCTTAATTATATACGCATATATTTATCTCTTTTTTGAGTTAAACTACCAGTTATCTCCACCATCTAACTGAACTTCTACTGCTTCATCTTGCGATGCTTTAGCATTTTCAGTTACTAGTTTCTCTAAATCTCCGTGCAGTCTGCTCATTACAATGCCTAAAGTATAAGCAAGTGCTTTTGCTTGCTGGATATTTAATTTGACTTCTCTTGCCTGTCCTGCATCTGCACCTTTGACAATACTAATAAAAGATTGAATACTAGATGTGTTAAGAGGTTCTATTGACACGACTTAACTCCTGACGCATTTCTAGGTCTGTTTTAAACGGACCACTATATTCATAACGCTCGATAGTAATTAATTTTGGACAAAAACTTTTAACCCAACCCTTGTCAAATCTAATTGTATAGTAACCTGCACAGTACAAACTTTTACTTTTATTGCTTTTGCTAAACAGTGGTAGTTTGCGTTTTACATCGTACATTTGATTAAACGGCTCACAGCTAGTAGGATAGCCATGCACTTCAAATTCTTGTTGAACTGGTTCGTCTACTACGCTCCAGTTTACTTTTCCAAGATGTTTTTTTATTTTTTTAAACGTAGAAAATACCTGTGTGCCAGTACTACAAGAATACGTATAACATTCTTCATTTGCACTCAGTGTTCCGACACTTTGGCCGTTTTCCTCGACAATCCAAAATTTATCTTTCAATACTTCTTTAGCTTTAATTGTCATTTAGGGTACCTCGCTTGTAATGGTTCTGCATAATATTGTGCTTGATCTGCAATGCGTTGCATATCCCATTTAGCACAAAACTTCATAAGACGCATGCCTACTTGAGTAATTTCTTTAGGCTCTACTTCTGCAATAGTGTTATTAATTATCTCTTTGATCTCTGCAGGTTGTGCAGTCAAATCACACAGTGTAACATTGCGTGTATAATCATCTAATACACGATGCTCAACGCCTTCATGATCTACCCAACGCTGAAGCATCATGTTATTCCAATTATAGCCTTTTGTTTCTTTATCTTCAAATGCTTCTAACAAGCCAACTTTATTCTTAGTGCCTTTCTTGCGCACACCTGGATACGCACTGAACACATTATCGCTAGTATCACCACGCATACATTTTTCAAACAGTTGCCATTCAGGGTTGGGCTTTTCTTTAGGCAGTTTAGTTTTCTTATCAACTACTTCTTTGCCTTTGTCGTCAAAGTAACCTTCGTGTGTAATAGTAGTATTGCTAACGCCGTTGTACTGCTTTACATTAGGAGCAATAAGTTGTGCAAAGTCACCATCAGTTGAAATAATAACATGATTGTCGTTAGGATGATTTTGTACCCAACCAGCGATCAAATCATCTGCTTCTAGTTGCGGATGACGCATCATAGTGCAGTTAGTTTTTGTACCAATAAAATCTTTAAACTCGTCGAAGATTTCCCAAAACACTTTATCTTCTTCTGCCTCGCGTGGAGTAAGTGCATCACGTGCTTGCTGTCGGTTACGCTTGTAAGGTTCGTAATAGTCCTTGCGCCAACTGCGTCCTTCTAAGCAAAACACAACGTGATCTGCATCAAAGTCTTGCCATGCTTTTTTAATACTGTTCAGGGTGATGTGTAGGGCCATACCTACTTTCGTGTCAATATCGCCACGTACTACATGCCGAGCTCTAAAGAAAGTGTTTGCTGTATCAACTAGTACATAAGTTGCCATCTAATTCTTCTTCCACATAACGTTTCAATTCATGGTCACCGATGTTGTCAGGTATCTCATTTTTGTAAAAGAGTCGATAACTATCGCTACCATATTTTCCAATT